TATAATTACTTTAACTATAAGGTATGGGATGCTGCTCATACGACTGATGCTTCAATGGAACAGACATATCGTAGAACTTATAGAGAGAAGTCATTAGATGGACTTCAGAACTAATAAATACTAGAAAACGATATTGACATGGCTGGTAAAGTAACACGTATCATTATTAGAAATGGCACCGAGGCTGAGTGGTCTCCTGCTGGTGACGATGCATTGATTGGTATTGGTGAGATTGGATATGAAAACGATACTAATAGACTTAAAATTGGTCATGGTACACCAGACGCTGATGGATTAGTCAAGTGGAATGATTGTGAGTATATTACTGATGTTGTAGGGGTTGTAGATGACTATACAAATATTATTGAACTGACAGATGATGGTTTACTTTATGCATCAGGTTCTGCATTTGATACTACAGAACTCGAAGAAAGAATCGAAAGGATTGAAGATAAGGTTCCTACACAGGCCATCAATGTAAGTCAAGAGATTGATGGTGGACGACTTATTAGTGTTCCAAATTCAAAGGTACTCTTTAACTTCCCATCGATCAAACTCAGACCTCTGGCTCTTAAGGGTCTGGCTGCACTTACTGGTGGGGCTTCAGCGGAAGATGTGTTGACAACCTTCTTCGAGGACATATTAGGTTTCTCTATTGATCCTAATATTCTTAACTATACAATTATGGAGTCACATATCACTCCACTCGATCTTGATGTAAGACTACCTGTCTTAAATGATGCTGATGTGAAGTATGTTGATTGGGGTGACGGAACTGTAGAAGAGAATGGTGGTAATGCTACTCACGACTATACTGCACCTGGTGATTATACCATCACCGCAATCTTTGAGTGGAACAATTCAAATAATATACTCAACTTCAGTCAAATTAATAAATTGAATTGGATGACAGATGTCATTCAGTTTGGTATTGCTGATGGTCACACAGAACCCAAACTCGGTGATGGAAGAGGTGCATTCTTCGGATTTGCTGGTCAACATATCAGTGCTTTTGACAGATTAAACTTTGGTAATATCACTGAGACCACTAGAATGTTTAGTCGTGCCACTAGATTCAATCAGAATATCAACAAACTCTTTGAAGAAGCAACGATTACAAACACATATGGTATGTTCAATGAGGCTACTTCATACAATAATGATGACACTCCGATTCCTTTTGATCAGTTATCTGATGTGACGTTCATTACGTCAATGTTCCAAGCTTCTGGTGTAAATGACACCACATTACAGAACGTAGAGACTTGGGATGTCGGTAAAGTTCAAGACGAACCTTTCTCGGATCCCGTGTATGGAACTACTGTCCGTGGTGGTATGAGAGAATTGTTTGAAAGAACAGTATATTTCAACAAGAATGAAAACTTTGATCTCTCAGGTTGGAATGTTTCCACACTTGATGAACATGCAAACTTATATCATGGTCAAGATCCAAACGCACTTGTCAAGAGACAAAACTTCAGTACTCCTAATCACGAAGAAGCATTCCTACCACAATTCGGTCAACCATGATATAATATAGTGACTAGCCTCACTATATGGACTTAGAAAAAATTCAAATGTTATGGGAAAAGGATAGTGTCATCGATGAGGTGATGCTTGATGAAGCATCCTTGAAGATCCCACAACTACACGCCAAGTATCTTACCATCTATAACGACTTCAAGCTTTTGAAAACAAAGGCCGAGCTTGAGTTGAAGAAAATTAAACATTCAAGGTGGTTATATTACTCCGGAAGAGAGGTCCCAGAGGACGAGGAACCCTTTCAACATAAGATTATGAAGTCCGATATACCCAACTGGGTTGCAGTGGACGAGAAGGTCAATAGAACGGAGGCTAAAATTGAATACTATGATACTGTCATATATACTCTGTCCGAGATTCTAAAACAGATCAACAACAGAAACTTTATGATTAAGTCCGCCATTGACTGGCGACGGTTTACACAAGGAGGTTAAAATGATTAACGACAAACTACAACACTTCACGTCTACGTCAGGTGATTTGTACGATCGTCATAAGTATAAGATCATTTTCAAGAATGGAAAAAGTATTACTGTGGATGATTACGGAACGTTAAAAAACATGTGGTACCAATGGAGGGATCAGGTATCAAATGTGGAAGTTATAGACGACACTCAGGGGAAAGGGTTCTAAATAGTTCAGTGACTTGAACCTTTTTGTGACTGACGTTGTAATTAGCAAGAAGAACGAAATAGATTTACAGTTAGATTGTCCGACGCATATACTGTACGAATTACAGGAGGCATTCTCTTTTGATGTAGAGGGTGCCTCTTTTTCGCCTGCATATAGAAACAAGTACTGGGATGGTAAGGTCCGATTGTGTAGTGTAACTAAATCGACTCTTCCTTGTGGTCTTGTATATCGATTAGCAAAGTGGTGTGACAAGCATAATTACACATGGGAGTTCAAGAATAACAAGTATTATGGTGTCCCATATGAAACGGACGACAGAATATTTGAAGAAGGTGTTGAACTCTTCATGACAAAGATTTCAAATGTTCCACCGAGAGAATATCAAATCGATACTGTCTATCACGCACTGAAGGAATATCGAAAGACGATTGTATCACCGACAGGATCTGGTAAATCACTGATGATCTATTCGATTGCCAGATTTTTGAAGTCAATTGATAAGAGAACTTTGATTGTTGTACCCACCAAGTCATTGGTAGAACAGATGTATAAGGACTTCATCGAGTATGGATGGGGTGAAGAAAATATGCATAAGATATATCAGGGTCACTCATTGGATACCAAGGCGCCTGTCACCATATCTACCTTCCAATCCATCTACGGCCTCCAGAAGGGGTGGTACCGCCAGTTTGATGGAGTCATCGGGGATGAGTGTCATCAATTCAAAGCAAAGGTGTTACAGGGGATTATGAAGAAGTGTCCTGATGTCAAATATCGTTTCGGATTCACGGGTACATTAGATGGTAAGAATGTCAATCAGTTAATTCTTGAAGGTATGTTCGGTCCTGTATTCAGAACCACATCATCAAGTGAACTGATGGAGGCTGGTTATCTTGCCAAGTTAAATATCAAGATTCATATTCTCAAACACTCACCACAGACATTCAATACATACAACGATGAGATTGAATATCTTGGTTTATCACAGGAAAGGAATCAGTATATCTGTGACCTATCAAAATCATTAAAAGGAAATGTGTTGGTATTATTTGCACGAGTCGAGAATCATGGAATTCCACTTGCTGAAATGATGTCAAACAATACAACACGACCTGTACATATTATTCATGGAGGAACAGAAGTCGATGACAGGGAAAGAATTCGGGAGGTTGCTGAGAAATCTAGTGACAATATTATTCTGGGGTCTTATGGCACTATGTCTACTGGAGTTAATATTAAAAATCTTCAGCATGTGGTCTTTGCTTCTCCTTCTAAGTCTCGTGTTCGTGTTCTACAAAGTATCGGTAGAGGACTGAGAAGGAGTAAGAACAAGGATGAGTGTATGTTATATGACATTGCAGATGACTTTAGAAAGAACAATGGTAGAGAGAACTTCACTCTTTCACATCTGACAGAAAGAATTAGATATTACATCTCAGAAGATTTCGGGTATGAGATTTTAGAAACACAAATCCCGACATCACAAGGGGTTCTAAATATATGTGAAGAATCAAACACAACTTCATGAATGAAAGCTTTCCTGCAACAATAAAACTCATCACTGGTGAAGAGATTCTTGCGGAAGTTACTTTGATGGAAGAAAATGGGTCCGACTTTTTTTTAGTCAATGATCCGATTGTAATTTCTGAAACGATGCAAGTTGATCATCAGAAAGGGGTGGCCATGTCAGGTCTCATACCCAAGAAGTGGCAGTTATATGCAACTGATTCAATGACCATCATCAACAAACAACATATCATTTCTATCTCTCAACTGGATAAGTTTGGTGCTGACTTCTATACTAAAGCTTTGATTGCTGCAAGGTTATCTTCACCTGTTAAGCGTAAGGTAGAGTCAGAATCCAATGTTGGTTATGTTGGTAATACAAAAGACTCAAGAGAATACTTAGAGAAGATGTATGAAATGTCTATTGATGTTTCAGATGATCCCTTAAATTAACTTAGCTTATAACTCTTTCTCTTCAGTACACTTCAAGTATAACAATATTTCGTACTCTTGTCAAGTCCCACCAAGTTGACAAGAGTTTTTATCTTTGTTATAATACAAACAATTAAAATAAGTTTATGGCTGGTCGCAAGAAAAACAATTTCATTGATAACAAAGAACTGTATGCTGCTTTTGTAGAGTATCGTGCAGCAGTTGATGAAGCTAAAGAGAAAGGTCTACCTAAAAAAGAGTGGCCCCAAATCCCGAGGTACATTGCTAAGGCCTTCTTAGACATCGCTGAGCACCTCTCTATGAGACCAAACTTCTCTAACTACATCTATCGTCAAGACATGGTGTCAGACGCCATTGAGAACTGTGTGGTGTATGCTCATAACTTTGATCCATCCAAGTCCAAGAATCCATTCTCATACTTCACTCAAGTCTGTTGGTACGCATTCATTCGTCGTATCGGTAAAGAGAAGAGACAGATTGAAATCTGTGACAAGATTATTTCCAAGTCAGGATTTGAAGAGTTCTTTGTTGGTGATGGAATGGGAACATCATCTGAGTTCAATAGTATCAAGGACTCTGTGGAACAGAAAAGAAACGGAAATAAATAAATCAAAACCATGGAACCGTTACAAGAACTCTTTGACCTATACGAATCAATGGTAGGTCAACCCAAACCACCTCTGAAAGATCCAGGTGAACCTACAATTGGTACACCAAACTTTGCTAAAGAAGATCCGATTGTACAGGATCGAAAGAAGGTAGACAAGTTGCGTTTACATGGAATGAGTGCACCTGAAGCTCATGAAGCTGTACATGGTGAAGTAGATACGAGTGATACATATCAGAAGAGTAAGATTGCAGCAACACTTTCACGGACACAGGAGGATGGTGGAAGAGCTAATGTATTTGTAGATAAGGAAGCAGAGAAACCATCACTGTTTGCACAGGACGAAAAGATTCAACAGAAGGCAAATACAGCTACAAAGAATGATATGAAGACACCTTCTTCCAAAGAGATGCCTGATGCACTGGACCCCCCACAGGTTGACACAAAAGAAGAATACGACTATACTGATGATGTAGATTTTATCAACAAGTATGGCAGGCCATAAGGTCGCACTGCTCACAGACACGCACTTCGGTGCGAGAAAGGGCTCTGAATTATTTCATAACTACTTCAAGGACTTTTATGAAAACACCTTCTTTCCCTATCTTGATCGCCACAATATTGATACCGTGGTCCATTGTGGCGATTGCTTTGATGTCAGAAAGAGCATTGACTACTACAGTCTTAATTGGTCAAAAACTCACTTCTTTAATCCATTAAGAGACAAGGGTATTCAACTACATTTAATCGTTGGAAATCATGACATCTTCTACAAGAGTAGTCTCACCCTTAATGCACCAAGACTTAACTTGGCAGAGTATGGTAACATCACAATCTATGATGAACCAGGAACAGCAGATATCAGAGGCACCCCCATCTTCATGGTTCCGTGGATCTGCGAAGACAATGCAGAGAAATTCATTGATCAGTTGGACGCTACAAGTGCTGGCGTCAGCATGGGACACTTAGAACTGACTGGATTTTATGCCAATAAAGATTATAAATGCGAGCATGGTACAGATCCTAAGTACTTCAAGAAGTTTGATCGTGTCTTCTCTGGACATTTTCATAAGAAATCTTCCAAAGGTAATATAACTTATCTAGGAAACACCTATCAGATGTACTGGAATGATGAAGGTGAGACGAGAGGATTTCATATCTTTGATTTAGAAACAAATGAATTGGAATTCATTCCAAATCCTACATCAATGTTTCATAAAATCTATTGTAGCCCCGGTCACCTTGTCAATCCAACAAAGTATTCCAATAGTTTTATCAAACTGATTGTAGAGGAAGGTGTGACACCCATTCAGATATCCAATCTCGTGGATTCATTATATAACGAAGGGTGTCATGATGTTAAAGTGATTGAGAATATG